AGGCAATTTTGGAAGCAATCTATCAGATTGAAAAACGCCATCAGAACTGTGCTGGTCATAAAAAAGTAACCGCGATTTTAAACAATGAGAATGGGAAAAATCAAGAAATTCCAGAATACACCTTTTCGTTTGACTTTCGTATCAATATTAAGCGTGTGCGTCGAATCATGCGGAAACACGGCATTAAAGCTGATGTCCGTCAGAAAAAGCGCAGCCGCAAGAAAGAACAGCAACAGTACCAAGAGGATAATTTATTGGAACGGAAATTTATTCAGATAGCGCCTAATCTGGTTTGGGTGTCCGATACGACAGAACTAACCTATGGTCGCAACAGCAAAGTTCGCTTGCACGTAGTTTTGGATTTGTACGGTCGTTATGCGCTCAGTTATCATATTTCACCAACTGAGACGGCAGAAGCCGCAATTGAAGCCTTTAAACGCGCCGCTAAGCAAGCTGGGACCTTCGCACCAATGATTCATACCGATCGTGGCGCTGCCTATACCTCAAATGACTTCAATAACTATTTAACCAGCAACAATAGTAAGCACAGTCTCTCTGCGCCTGGCACTCCGGCTGATAACGCAGTAATTGAGCACTATTGGGGCGATTTTAAGTACATATGGATGGCGCATCATTCACATCCGCAAACTTTGGCAGAACTAAAAGATTTGGTTAAGCAGGGTGTTGAATACTTCAACACAGTCGAGATTTCCAGCAAACGAAACAACCTCACCGCGGAGGACTTCCGCAATGAGGCCGTATAGACTAATTTTTTATTTTTTTAAGTGTTACCTTGACAGGGTATAGTACCGGCTTTTATTTATCTGGTTGCTGCATCTGGAAGAAGCAATCTTTAGTTTTAGGCCGCTCGCCTTACCAGTGGCAACACGAACCCGTTCTTTATGGCTGGAAGAAAACCGGCAAACACGAATGGTACACTGGCCGCAAGGAATCAACTATCTGGGAGTTCGATAAACCTAAGAAAAGCAAAGAACATCCAACCATGAAGCCTATTCCACTCTTGGCCTATCCAATCATGAACTCGACCATAACCAACTGCACGGTACTCGATCCTTTTGGTGGCTCTGGTTCAACCTTAATTGCCTGTGAGCAAACCAAGCGAACCTGCTTCATGATGGAACTGGATGAAAAATACTGCGACGTCATTATCAAACGTTACATCGAGCAAGTTGGCTCTGTTCAAGATGTATCTGTGGAGCGATATGGGAAAACAATCCCCTACTCTGAAGTGGTAAAGCGTGATAAATAACTCGCTAAATCCTTGCTATCTGTGCCTTTCAGAGTGATATATACAGTACCAAAACGAAAGAGAGGTACAGAAAATGATTATTAACTTTGGTGTAACAGGTAAAAACCGCAAGCAATTAGTCACGGCCATTGCCAACTTCACAAACTGCAAGGCCGAATACCAATACACACCAACCTACGCTTATAAGATTGGTCCCTACACTGTCACCCAAAATGGTGAATTGGTGTACCAGGAGGAAAACATCCAACCCTTATTAATAGCCTTGGCAAAGCAAGGATTTAATCCTAAAGATGACAAAATCAAACTAAAGCTCAGCTATAACCGCCAGAATTTTGATGAATCTTCTCTCGACCATTTACGCCAGCTAATCTGGGCTAAGGGCAACTTAATCAAAGAAGCCCTTGCCATTGATAGCTTACCGCTAGAGGTAACGGACGAAAAAGTGAGCTTAGACTGGTTTAAGGAAATCGATCCAAAAGAATCTCAGGCTTATCAGCTCTTTTTAAATCACCTGGTTGATTACGCCAAAAAACGAACCCGAGTAATCACGCAGCTGCGCGAATACGAAAATCCGCGCTATGCTTTCCGCTGTTTTCTCCTTCAGCTTGGCTTCATTGGGCCTGAGTATAAGGAAGCAAGAAAGATTCTACTGAGTAAGCTTCATGGCTCATGTGCATTTAGGAAGGAGGCCACTAACCATGCGTAGAATTGAAGATGAATTAGCTAAGCGCGACCGGATTCGCAAGCAAGTCTTAACCATCAGAGATACTGGCGAAGTAAACATGTTTGATGTGCCAAATGTTGAGCGCTTAGCCTATTACTACAACTGCCACGACCTTATCGAGTACATTCATGAAGATCGAGCCGGATATTTAAACTTAATCATGACAGGAAAATTCAATTAACCAACTAAGGCATTGACCACTATAGTCAGTGCCTTTTTAGCTACCCGAAAGGATGTGATCCCTCTTTGAATAAACTCAAGAATTATCAGCCTAGCCGCTTTATGGCTAAAGATTCTACTTACGACAAGGATGCCGCTGACTTTGCGGTTTCCTTTATCGAGTGCCTTTGTCACACTAAGGGCACCTGGGCCGGGAAGCCTTTCGAATTAATCGACTGGCAAGAACAAATCATTCGTGACCTTTTTGGTATTTTGAAACCCAATGGCTACCGCCAATTCAACACAGCCTATGTAGAAATTCCTAAAAAGCAAGGTAAATCTGAACTTGCTGCCGCTGTTGCCCTATTGCTTTGTTGTGCAGACGGCGAAGAGCGAGCTGAAGTCTATGGTTGCGCCGCTGATCGCCAACAAGCTGCCATTGTCTTTGATGTTGCGGCTGACATGGTGCGGATGAATCCAGCCTTAAAGAAGCGCTGTAAGATCCTCGCCTCGCAAAAACGGCTGATCTATGAACCAACCAACAGCTTCTACCAAGTCCTCTCAGCGGATGCCTACTCCAAGCACGGCTTCAATGTTTCAGGAGTAATCTTTGATGAGCTGCATACCCAGCCAAACCGTAAGTTATATGACGTGATAACTAAAGGCTCCGGTGATGCCAGAACCCAGCCACTCTACTTTTTGATTACCACTGCTGGAACCGATGAGCATTCCATTTGTTATCAAGTTCATCAAAAGGCGCTCGACATCATGGAAGGCCGCAAGCATGACCCGCGATTTTACCCGGTTATCTATGGGGCTGATCGCGAAGAAGACTGGTCAGATCCAGAAGTATGGAAAAAGGCTAATCCTTCTTTAGGCGTTACCGTAGCTATGGAAAAGGTAAAAGATGCCTATAATTCGGCCAAAGAAAACCCGGCAGAAGAGAATACTTTCCGCCAGCTTCGCTTAAACCAATGGGTAAAACAAGATGTCCGCTGGATGCCGATGGATAAATGGGACGCGTGTGCTTTTCCAGTTGATCCTAATCAATTGCGGGGACGACCTTGTTATGGCGGGCTTGACTTATCATCGACAACCGATATCACGGCTTTTGTTTTAGTCTTTCCGCCACTTGATGACAGTGAAGGCTTCACCCTGCTGCCCTACTTTTGGATTCCAGAAGATAACGTTGATTTGCGGGTGCGACGTGACCATGTTCCTTATGATATTTGGAAACAACAGGGCTTCTTGCAAACAACGGAAGGCAATGTTGTCCATTACGGCTACATCGAGCATTTCATTGAAGAATTGGGAAAGAAGTACAACATCCGAGAAATTGCCTTTGACCGTTGGGGCGCTGTCGAAATGGTTCAAAATCTCGAAGGCATGGGTTTTACTGTGGTTCCCTTTGGCCAGGGCTTCAAGGATATGACCCCGCCAACTAAAGAACTGATGCGCTTAACCTTAGAGAAGAAAATCGCTCATGGCGGCCAACCAGTCCTACGCTGGATGATGGATAACATCTACATTCGCACTGATCCAGCCGGCAATATTAAGCCTGACAAAGCCAAGTCAACTGAGAAGATTGATGGCGTTGTCGCTACTATCATGGGGCTTGATCGCGCTATCCGCAATGAAGGCGGTGATGGAGATTCTGTTTATGACAATCGCGGATTATTGTTGATATAATGATTCAAGAAAGCGAGGAAGATTGTTATGAACCATGAGCAAGGCAAAGCGCCAATTGATATCTCATTACTAACCAAAGAACAATTTGATAATGAGATTCAAAAAGGCTTCTCCGATTTTGAGAACGGAAGAACTTTCACTGCTGAACAAGTACAAGCACAGCTACTTAAACATGGGAACTGTATAATTTTATGTGTAAGGATGAACAGTTCCTTAAACTAAATTCCAATTGGGTATAAAAAAGGGACTCCCTTTCCGTATAATTGATTTGAATACTATCAATACGAAAGGGAATCCCCT